TAAAATCAAAATCAGAACCTACCGCACGTCAAGCCGCCGCTAATGTTGACGCTAAAAAAGAAGTTATAGCTAATCCTAATCTAGCTATCGCTAAGAACTTAGTGGTTAAGCAATCCGCTTCCGCTGGTTTAGTAGGTAGCTATAAGCTAACTAGTGACCCTAAGTTAGCTAGCGTTTTGGCTGCTATGCCTAAGCAGGGTCAGATCATGAATCGTGAAATGGCACAAGGGCTTAACGATAAAGGCATAGTCACTATTGACGCGGAACGCGCCGCCGAGATTGAAGAGGCTTGTATAAATAAGTCTACAACTAATGAGGTCATCGGCGTATATCTTCCGCTATCTCTAGGTAATGTCTGGGGTAAGGGTCGCGGTAGTCAGAAACTACGCGATGCAATGGGGGGTGACTCCTTCACTATCTGGACCCGCGTATAGTTAACTAACTAGTTAGCTAACACTAAGCCCGCCTAGTGCGGGCTTTTTTATGTCTAAAATTAGTGCTTGACTTAGTTAGCTAATTAGTGTAAGGGCGCGGCTAAATTAGTGCTTGACTAGCCTAGCTAAATATGATATTGGNGCGGCCCGCTAAATTAGGGGTATACCCCCTATTGACTTTCCGTCTCCCGCCCACCCACCACTACCTGATTCCCGACTCTTTTTCCGCTGTACTTTTGCTATAGGTTCCCTACTCAAAAATTTTTCGCAATGTGTATTGGGACTCCGGTCTTGAAAATTTTCGCCAAATTTTTTTAGGCTGTTGCGTGGTATGGCGTCTGAGGGGTACGATTGCTTTTAACAACGTGAGACACGTTTACATGATTTTCGAATCAATTGTAGCCATAACCTCAGCTGTTTCGGCTATTAATGGTCTTTTTGAGCAAGTCGAAAATGGAACAAAAAACGTCCAAACACTGCTAGGGCAGCTGGGGGCTATTTCTAGTGGTATTGATAAGTATGAGATTGAACGAAGAAATTCGTTAACAGCCCCCCTTGATGGCGAAGGTGCCATGAGGCTCGCCGCACAAAAAGCCAGACTTGACAGATATCACGAAAATTTAAAACTACTCAGCAATATGAATTCTGAGGCGGCTCGGGTTATTGATGTTTACTTTGAAGAGCTAGAGGCCCAGAGACAAAGGCATCGTCAAAGCGTTAAAGAGGCAATAGAAAAGCAGAAACGCAGAAAACAAATGCTTAAAGATATTAGCCAGTATGGAATTTTACTTGTTCTGGCTATTGCGGTTGCGGTAGTCACAGTTACTTTAGTAATTAAATTATTCGGTAAGGGAATTTAATATGGACGTAGGAGCAACAACACCAACAAACCAAGTTGCTTGGAGACAAGTAGCAGAGCAGAAATATCAAAAGCTCATGGAAAATTTACAAATTGAAGAACGTAGGCAAAAAGTACAACAGTTAAATACTACATTGTATATCGCCAAGAATGGTAAGGTAGAAGTACAGATTGCCAACACCAGACAGAATATTGACCTACTAGCGTAGTAAAATTTTTCCAGTTACGATTCGCACATGGCACACGAAACTCGTAAAGCGAATTTAATTAAGAAGCATAATTTAAAGGGTGTAAACAAACCAAAGCGCACACCCAGCCATCCGAAGAAATCGCATATGGTATTAGCGCAGGAAGGCCACACATTAAAACTCATTCGTTTCGGGCAGCAAGGTGTCAAAACTGCGGGTAAGCCTAAGAAGGGTGAGTCAGCAAAACAAAAGGCGCGGCGTAAGAGTTTCAAAGCTCGCCATGGAAAAAACATCGCAAAAGGAAAAATGTCAGCGGCTTATTGGGCCGATAAGGTGAAATGGTAATGGCAGACATGCAAGCAATCTACGACGAAGAGGCTGGGCTTAACAACGGAGGCGGCTTGATGTCCCTGTTACGCGGTGGCGGTGAAATGCTTCTTGGTCCAGAGATCATGGACAACTTACCTATGTTATTGCGAGCACTGCAAAACACGAACAAAGATACGCTGACCATGGAACAGATGCGAGATATGTCTGGGCCGCTGGATGAGTCCAGTTTATCTGTACGATTAAGTAACACTCCTGGATTGGAAGAGTCTATTGGGCCTGAGTTAGCTTTAATGCTTGGAATGGCTGGTGGTCCTGGAGGAAAAGGAAAAGGTCTAGGAAGTTTATTTGACATGTTAGGCGATTCGCTGGATCCCTCAAAGATTAAACGATATGACGATAAAGAGTTTATGGATTTTCAGAAAGCGTCTAGGGAAGTTGATGAGCAGATAGGGATTCCCCGAGAAGGCCGTGAAGGGTTCGATGACCTAGTGCAGGATATGCGCGATGAATATATGGATTCAGATGAAGCGTTAGAAAAGGCTCAACAAGCCCAGAGAATAATAATGCGTAAAGCTAGACGTGATGGCGATATGATGGCTACAGGTGGTCGCCCAGGATTGTACGCAAATATCAACGCGAAGCGTAAGCGTATAGCAGCAGGGTCTGGTGAGCAGATGCGAAAGAAAGGTGACAAAGGTGCACCGACCGCTGAGAATTTTAGGCAAGCTGCGAAAACTGCAAAACGCGGAACAGGTGGTCTCGCATATAAGAAAGGTTATTACGGCAAGAGCTATAAATGAGCGAATTGTTGGTTGTAAAAAAGACTGTTCCGTTAGATCTGGAACACGAATTTACATCTAGTGAAGTACAAGAGTTTGTAGAGTATAAAAGAAAACAACAAGAGTTCAGAGAAAAAATTACCCAGTTCGAACAAGCCGTTGTTCAACACCCTTCTAAAATAGAAGACGTTGACGAGGTAAACCCACTTAGACACAGTTTCGCAGACGGACAGTATATTCGACAAATGTCCAATCCTGCAGGGGTGTTCATCGTTACGAAAATACACAATAAAAACCATCCGTTTTTCTTGATGAAAGGTGAGATGACGATTTTTTCAGAAGACGGGTTAGAGCGTATTTCTGCTCCTTATCAAGGGATTACAAAAGCAGGAACTAAACGCGCAATGTACACTCATACAGAATGTATTTTTATTACCGTACATGCAACAGATAAATTAAACATAGACGATGTTGAGGATGAAGTAATCGTTAAGTCGTTTGAAGATGTGAACTTACTTCCTCCTGACATTAAACAAGTTGAAAATTTAATTGTTCAATTACAGGAAAAAGAACTATGACTTTTATAACGGCGGCGATAATAGGAGCAGTTGCTACTGCGGGAGCAACAGCATATTCGTCAAAACAAGCCCGAAAAACTCAGAAAAGGGCTAGAGAAGATCAACAGCTTCGAGATCTAATTGAAGGTGCAGCTCCCAATATTTCTGCTGTTGAGGAAATTATGGCAGAGGAGATTGGACAGCAAGACGCGGCTTTACTTGACGATGCATTAAAACAAATGGATTATCAAACTCAACAAGCTCAAGAAGGAGCTGATTTTGCAGCTCAAGCGCAAGCTGATCAAGCTCTTCAACAAACACTTACAGAAGAAGAAGCCTTGCAACTTTTACAGCAGCAAGGTGGAATTGCGGGCATGGCTCGTGGTGGTCCTATAGGAACTCCGAACGACACTTATTATTTCAGCGTTCCTCAAGTAATGCAGATGATGAAAGACCCTAATCCTCAGATTCAAGGAGTGGGAATGCAACTAGCTGACCAGATGACAGCTACCCCTGGAATGTCTATGGTTCCTGCAACACCAGACCAGATTCGAGGCATGGCTTACGGAGGGCAGGTAGAACCAAAAAAGCTCGCTGACGGTGACGTAGTAGAAGATCCAATGAATCAGGTTATTAGAGATTTATTAGTGAATCAGATTCCAGGAGTTTCTCAAGCACGTGCTCTAAAAGATGTAAAGGAAGCTGAAGGTCTGGAAAAATTAGTAGAAGCATTAGACTTAGCTCCTATAAATCCTGTGAAACTAGGTAGAGGAATGAAAGAAAGAATCGCGGCGCGTAGAGCTGCAAGAAGAGCTGCTGAAGAGGAAGCTGAATCTAGAGTCTTCGGTCCGAGGTGAGCGACCCACTAGACCAGTTGCGAAATGTTGATCTTTCGCATCTGTCAAAACAAGAAGCTAAGGAGTTTACCCTTCTTCTTGAAGAGTTAGATTTACGCGATAAACGAGATTCTTCCGCAGCGACCTTCTATGATTTTGTATTAAATATCTGGCCTGAGTTTATTGCGGGGGCTCACCATAAAAAAATGGCTGAGGCTTTCGACAAGATTGCAAACGGCGAATCAAAAAGACTAATTATCAATATGCCGCCCAGACATACTAAGTCTGANTTTGCGTCATATCTGTTTCCTGCCTACTTGTTAGGCAAACGTCCTAAGTTAAAAATCATTGAAGCAACACACACCGCTGACCTTGCAATAAATTTCGGTAGACGTGTGCGTGACTTAATTGAAAGCGATGATTATGCAGAGATTTTTCCCAGCACACAGCTAAAGGCTGACTCACGAAGTGCTGGTAAATGGCTGACTTCTCAGGGGGGAGAGTACTATGCCTCTGGTATTGGGGGTGCTCTCGCAGGGAGAGGTGCGGATTTGTTTATTATTGACGATCCGCACTCTGAACAAGACGCGTTTTCTGACAAAGCGTTAGACGAAGCGTATGAGTGGTATCAAACTGGGCCGCGTCAGCGTCTACAACCAGGAGGTGCTATCGTTATTGTGATGACTCGTTGGTCTAAAAAGGACTTAACGGGTAAGTTAATCAAACGAATGACGCAGGAGAAAGGCGGCGATGAGTGGGAGTTAATAGAATTCCCTGCAATTTTGCCATCAGGTACACCGTTATGGCCAGAGTTCTGGAAACTAGATGAACTTCAAGCAACGAAATCTTCGATACCTCCGTCTAAATGGGCCGCTCAGTATATGCAGCGTCCAACTGGTGAGGGTATTTCTATCATTCCGAAGGAATGGGTTAAGCGTTGGTCTGAAGATAACCCACCTACTTGCGATTATTTGATACAAAGCTACGATACGGCGTTTTTAAAGTCCGAACGTGCTGACTATACGGCAATAACTACATGGGGAGTGTTTTATCCCGAGGGTAAAATAGGTGATCAACTGTACAGTGGGGCTGACGCACACCTGATTCTGTTAGACTGTGTTAAAGAACGGTTAGACTTTCCCGAACTCAAGCGCGAGGCGATGCGTTTATACGAGCATTGGGACCCTGATTCTGTAATAATTGAGACAAAAGCGTCGGGTATCCCACTAACGCAAGAATTACGNCGACAAGGAATACCGATTAACNACGTTTTCGTCCTAGCAAAGGACAAGATAAGATTGCAAGACTCAATACGGTAAGTGCGATTTTCCAAGAAGGTCGCGTTTGGTTGCCTGAAACGTCTTGGGCACAGGAATTATTGGACGAAATTGTTGATTTCCCTAACGGAGAGAACGACGATTGCGTGGATGCNACGACTTTAGCGTTAATGCGCTTTAGAAACGGGGGATTTTTGCGTTTAGAGAGCGATTATCAAGACGAAGAGGAATACTACCCCAGAGTCCGTGCATATTATTGATTTACTGAGTTAAAAAAGAAGAGTATGGTGGCGAATTATGGCAGAAATCCAAGTTCCACAAGATCTTGAGGGCGAAGAAGAGTTAGAAATCCTTTTCGACGAGGATGATAATGTTCTTTACCCCGAAGCATTGCAAGCTGAGGGAGAAATGCCTTTCGGTGAGAACATGGCTGACTATCTTGAGGATAGTGCTCTAGGCAAAATCTCCTCACAGCTTATTTCTTCTTACGAAGACGACTTATCTTCACGACAAGACTGGTATGAGACGTTTAGAAACGGTCTTGACTTGTTAGGGATTGATAGCGAGGCTCGTAGTGAACCGTTTGAAGGCGCGAGTGGGGTATATCACCCGTTACTAGCTGAAGCTACTACGCATTTCCAAGCACAGGCATACAAAGAACTTTTACCGGCTAATGGACCTGTAGATACAAAGGTTATGGGAGCAACTAACGACCCTAAACTGATGCAGGCTAACCGCGTAAAAGATTTCATGAATTATCAGCTAATGTATAAGATGGAAGAATACGATCCTGAAATGGATCAAATGTTGTTCTTCCTTCCGTTAGCAGGATCTGCATTTAAAAAGTGTTATTACGATCCTTCGATGGGACGAGTCGTTTCTCGTTTTGTAAAAGCTGAAGATTTAGTCGTTCCGTACACAACCACGGATTTACATACCACTCCTCGCATTACGCACGTCATTAAAATGACTGAAAACGATATGCGTAAATTACAGCTTAGTGGTTTTTATCGCGACACAGGTATGACTCCTCCTGGATACACTACAGACGAAAACGTCATACAAGAAAAGATTGATGAACTAGATGGGATTTCTAGAACAGGTTCTTCTGAAGAATACACCTTGTTAGAATGTCATGTAGAACTAGATATAGAAGGATTCGAACATACAGATTCAAATGGTGAAACTACTGGACTAGCGTTACCGTATATTGTAACAATTTGCCAAGACAACAGTGAGATTTTGTCGATTAGACAGAACTACGATGAGATTGACCCCATGCGTAAAAAGATTGAATACTTTACGCATTATAAATTCCTTCCTGGATTAGGATTCTATGGATTCGGGTTAATCCATATGATTGGTGGAGTAACTAAGTCTGCTACAGCAATATTAAGACAGCTAATTGATGCAGGCACACTTGCTAATCTACCCGCTGGTTTTAAATCACGCGGATTGAACATACAGCGTTCAGATGACCCATTACAACCAGGAGAGTGGCGTGACGTTGACGCTCCTGGAGGCACTATTCGCGATTCCTTTTTACCGTTGCCTTACAAGGAGCCTAGTGCAACTTTAGCTCAGCTGCTGGGGTTATTAGTTGAATCCGGACAACGGTTTGCGGCAGTAATGGACCAGCAGACTGGAGATGGCAATAGTCAAGCTCCTGTAGGCACTACTGTCGCTCTTTTAGAAAAAGGCCAGAAAGTTATTTCTTCCATACATAAGCGATTGCATTATGCACAGAAGAATGAGTTTAGAATTTTAAAACGATTGTTCGGAGAGTATTTACCTCCTGAATACCCGTACCAAGTACAAGGCGCACAGCAAACTGTTTTTTCTCAAGACTTTAATAACAGTGTAGATATTGTTCCTGTTTGCGATCCTAACATCTTTAGTACTACGCAACGAATTATTCTAGCGCAGACACAACTACAGATGGCGCAAAGCGCACCCCAGATTCACAATATGAAAGAAGCCTTCCGTAAGATGTATCTTGCGTTGAATATCAAAGATATTGATGATGTGCTTCTTCCTGACTTTGATCCAACTCCTAAAGATCCTGTTCAGGAAAATATGGATGCGTTGATGAACGTTCCATTGAAAGCCTTTCCTCAACAGAATCATGACGCGCATATTCAAGCGCACATGGCGTTTATGCAAAGCCCGCAGATACAACAGAATCCACAAGCGATGTCAGCACTACAGGCGCACATTCAAGAACATATCGCATTGAAGTATCGAGTGCAGATGGAGCAGATACTAGCTGAGCAAGGTATTCAATTACCGCAACCAGGACCAGATGGTCAAATGCCACAGCTTCCACCTGAAATGGAAAGTCAGATTGCGGTGGCGGCTGCTCAAGCTACGCAACAAATAACAGGTCAAGAACAAGCACTAGCGCAAGCGATGGCTGCACAACAACAAGATCCGCAAAGACAAATGTTCGAAGAACAAATGGAACTTGAGTTTGAGAAAATTAATCAGCGTGATAGAGATTCTGAACGTAAAGTTCAGCTTGAAAGGGAGAAACTCGAATCACAAGAACAGCAAACAGACATAAAAGTAGCGGCTACGTTACAAGAAGCTGAAATGCAGAACGAGCGAGATGTGGACTCTAACTTAACTGAGATTGCGAAGGTTGTTCGCGAATCCAGAGAACAGGAATAGGTGGCTTATTTATTAAGCAACATACCTCATTTTAACGCATGGATCCGAAAAGAATTTACACACAATCATATAGACTATCACGGAGAGTATTTACACGCAGTTGTTTTTGCTGTAAACACCATTCCAGACAGGTGTCTATCTTTTCAAGTAGTCTTTACGGGGTTTGAGCTTGACGCAGAAGAAGATGCAGAAAATATACACGGTGGCGCGATGTGGGCTAGGATGCCTATAACCGCGCTTGTTGCAGATTCCGTTTTAACGGAGATGCCTGAAGCTATGCCTACGCATTTAGCTCAGCCGTGGGATTGTAGTTCTCATGAACACGCAGTAATCAAAATGGATCGTGTTTCCTCTAGTCCTTGGCTTTGTAAGATAGATAATGAATTCCACACTGGACGTTATTTATTTACTGTTGACTACACTGGAAATGATATAGCAGATGATCCAGCACAACATAAACAA